GCTTGAATCGTAGGGTATTAGTTAATCCCTGTATCTCAGCCTTAACAAACCCACCCTGTTGCGCGTCGAGCAACGCCTTTAGTACATCAATCCTGTGCTTGTGTATAGTGAACATTTCAAGGTGTTGTAGCTCAGGGTTCAAGGGTATCATCCTCTTGACACTAGGGCATAACTCATCTTCATCCTTTACCTGAGGTATGCCTTTCTCACCATCGTACTTAAAGGTACAGGGAACCCAGCCAAGCGAAAACAACCACTTCTTAACCTGTACAGTACCACCTGGTCTTGGAGGTAATGTACCTATCTGTACCCGTATCCTGTCAGTGCTTGTGGGTACGTTATGCTCAGCACACCTAGCATCCCACTTCAGGCCACTATCCGACCTAGTGCCATCATTCTTAAAGGGCTTAGCGGGGCGATTACGCCATGCCATCTTAGGTACGCGTGGCATAACAGCCGCCAGAGCTTCTGTGCTTGCACTGTGCGCCGTTTGTAGTTCAAGTAATAGGATAGTAGCAGCTTTGGTATCAACAGCCCAGCGGTCATGCTCCTGCCTTGCAGCACATTGCATCTTGAAAGCAAGATAACGAACTAAGTGCTTGACACCCGCCTCTGAACCATAAAGCTCTAGCAAATCCTCTTGCATTACATCCCATAACAGTGCATTGATCTTGACATCTTCTTCGCAGCGGTGGATGTATTCTTCAAGGCTCAGGTTCTCCCAATCAGTGATCTCGGGTTTAGGCACTCCGAACTCCTCACCATAATCCGCCAAACCATGCCTTGACCTAATAGGATACAAGTACCAACTAATAGGGAGGGTGTCGATGACCTGCGCATTGATCTTAATTGCAAGCAGACGCTCAAGCACTGGCTTGTCAAAGCAGATGAAGGAGTGACCTACAATACTGTCATCCTCGTTAAGGCTACTGAGGAAGTTGACCATGTCAGAGTACTCACTCAGGCTCACAACATCAGAGCCTTGCTCTTTATAAGATAGGCAATGAATCTTAGTAGCCTGAATGCCATCTGTCTCTATGTCTATTACTACATCCATCATCTACCCCTGTACAACCTTGCTGGTTTATCCATTGTATCACAGTAACTAGGCATCCACTTCTTCTGTGATTCACGGATGTACTCTTTATCACAGGCGTTGCACTTGTACGTGTAAGCGAAGTACTCAGGAACCCCCTTCGCCTTAGCTTGCCTACCACTCTCCGGGTGACGACTACAGTTACAATTGTCCATGTAGTACTCTACAGCATCCCAGTTAGACATACCTATCTGCACTTCAAGATCACCGTACACTATACAAAGACATCCTTGCTCAAAGTACTCACGCATTTGTGTGCCATCGTTGTATTTGCGTACTTCTTTCAGAGACTGCGTACTTTCTTCAGACATCACCATCTCCTACTAGGCTCAAGGTAAGTAACTGTTGCTTCATCAAAGTACACATCACAGTTGTATGATTGACCAAAATCCCTATCGAATAACATATAGAACTGTGATACGTTCTTGTCTTCAGGAGGGCATTCATCTGTACGATCCCTTGAGATACCATGCCCGTAGTGGAACCACTTCTCCATTGCCCTTGAGCCTGTGAACTCACTTGAGTACACCTTAGCACCTGTCTCGTGCGGCTTAGAACTCTTGGGCTTGGGGTTAACGTGCGTGTAACAGAACAATGTAACAGGGTACGAGTTCACGAAGTCAGACATATCCGTACAGATAGCGTTCAAAGCATCATTAGCCTCTGATGAACTGAACCTTGACACTAATGCTGTTAATGGATCAATGATAAAGATATTGATACCATCCAGTAAGTGCATCTCCTGCATAGCTATCCGAATATCCTCCCAATCCCTTGAAGCACCACGATCATAAAAGCGCACCTTTCCCTCTAGCCCCATCAAGGTACTGCGTAGTTCATCATCTTCGTACTCTATGTCAGGGCGTGTGAAGTCCTTCTTAGCCTCTTTACTGGCTAGCTTCTTAGCAGTCTTAACTGGTGAGTTCTCTAGGTCAAACATCCCCACCTTTTGATCCTCGTGGTAAACCAGGTGGTGTACAAGCTGATGCTCATGGTCTGTCTTGCCTATCTTAGGCGCAGCACCTACTACATGGATGGTATGCGGGCGTATCCCAAAACAGGCTCTAGTAACTGTAGGCCAAGGGAAGCTAAGCCCCATCTCCGGCTTCAGCATAGCTTTCTCTATGAAGTCATGGATGTCCACAACTTCACCATGCCGTACCTGTACTGAATCCCATACAGTAGCCTGATACAGTTCAGACAATCTACCCGCTAACAAGCAAGCGTTCGCATCCTTCAGCGGCATCTTAGCAACTCTGAACTCAGGGAAAACCTTCAGGACATCCTTAGTAGCTTTCTCCCCAGCAGCGTCCATATCAAAGCACAGTATCACTTCACTGTACGCCTGAATGAACTCTCTGTTATTCATTAGGTCTTTGACTGCTGAGGCTGCACCCCGTGTAAGCGATACCACTCTAGGCTTCAGGTGATTGTACTTAGCGGGTGTTTGGTCGCAGATAACCTGGTACAAACTCATTGCGTCCAATCGGCCTTCAGTAATGAACAGCTTCTTACCTGCGCCGCTCTTAGCGACCTGAGTACCCCATAACTCCACGTCACCCTTGCGGTCACCCACGCTACAGAATGCCTTGTCTAGCATATTGCGTTTCTCGTAACCAGTAACAACCCCTTGCTTAGTATCAGGGTAATACGTTGCTGTACATGTTACACCATCTTGTTCACTCAGCGCAGAGCGTACGCCGTACAGCTTGCACACTTCTTCACTCAGCCCACGATCAGGGATACCTCTAATAGGTAGTTTATGCACCCCTGATAGGTCTTCTTTAGCTTTATCTTTGATAGATTGTTTCAACTCTGTCCCCTCTGGTGGAAAGTAGGTATCACAGGCAAAGCAATAAGAGTCAATCTTATCAGGCTTCTGGAATACCTGTCTTGCATCGCTTGATCCACAATCAGGGCAAGCTATGTTATCAATGCACTCACCACTAGCTAAAGTCGAGTTCAACTGCATCACTCCACTCCTCGTACTCTCTTTGCTCCGGTAATGAACTAAAACGCAAGTCCATCATATCTTGCATTTCACCACACTCCGTACAGCAAGCGTGATCCCCACCTAAGACTGGTATCATTGTACCAGCGCACCTATCGCACATCATAATGCTCTCCACTTATTTAGCGTACATTTAAGCGTACATTTAAGCGTACGCTCTTTGATTAAGAACGGCCATACTACCTTAAAGATTAGCACCAGACAGCCAATAGGGTACACCACGGACGCTACGAACCACATCCACCAATCCTCTGTTGCGCCATCCTCTAGCTTGCCTAGACGAACCCTAGCGTACAAAAGGGCTAGCGCAGCAGTGCAAAGACTAGGTAATAACCAGAATAATATCACTTGTTCATTCATAACATTCTCCTAATAGTACGACAACTGTGAATTGCATTAGTTCATTACATGATTCATTTAGCGCACAAAGATAAAGATTAGCGAATAAAGGAACTATATCCAAATCATGGTGTCTAATAACCTATTAATATACTTATGTACCAATAGGCGCTTCTTCTTTTCCTATGTGCCAATAAGTATACTAGGCATTCAGATACTTATAGCCGGAACAGGCTTAAGTGCTACAATACCACAAGTAGCATAAACCTGGTATTTGCTAGTGCTATAGTACTCCTCGAATTCCTGTAGAACAGCATCAGGTGGGCATTCATGCAATTGTAAACGCTCTACACTAGCACCAGTGCTTGTTAATATCAGAATGATTAGCGTGTTCATACTGTACCCCTTAATCGTCTATTGTTTCTAGCATTACAAGCCCTCTGGAAGCCTACACTGTACGCTGCAAGAACGGCTTGCATACTCACCTTATCTTGTACGCTTGCTGCTATTGTTAGGTCTAAATAGCGCATGGCTACCGATCTATGCTCTGGCTGACAATCGCCTAGCATTTCACCTGCTTTAACTGCTGCTGTGATCGTTCTCATGTCGTTCTCCTATCTTTGGTTCTGAACCAGTTATTGTGATAATAAGTGCTGAATGCTCTACAGCCCTTGTCTGTTTTACAATGACCCCTAATAGGGCAGTTATCGCATGGTGGTGAACTGTAGCCTCTGTAAGGGTGAGCGTTAACCACCTTAATAGTATCAGGCAAGGCAGCTACGCCTATTTCACCCGATACAATCATTGTAACTGTTGTCTGTGCGTCCATAGTACACCTCTTTGAGTGCAGGTTACTTGTATTGGTACTTGGTAGGCATCCGTGAGGCCGTCTCCCAGCCTTTACGCTTGCTTGCTCTTACTCGCAGGTACTGCTCGAAGGAGTTGCACGCCATCGCCTTAGAACGGCACTCATTGCGCTTCTCGCAGTTATCACAAGGCGGTCGCTCGTACATTACCATCGATGTTTCGTGTATAGCCTTGGTCTCGCCAGTACCATTTACTCTATTGTGCTTGCGTTTCATTATGTCAAGGTCACTCTGAATGATTATCATACGCACTCCCTCCAATGATCGGCCAGCGCATCATCCATTATATCCATTACTAAGGCCGCCTCATCCGGCAAGCCTAGCATTGACGCTCTCGCCGCTTCCGCTGTGCAATCTCTAGCGAATTCAAGGACACCCGCGCCATTGTACGTCCTATTTACTTGCTCTGCTCTTAAGGCGGTAATAATCTCTTCGAACTCTATTATAAGCTGTATATTATTCATATCGTACTCCCAGTGCTTGGTTTAAGGCCACTAGAGGCCCGTGGTTCACTTCTAAGGCGTTCTAGAGGCGTACCCCTAGTTACCCTATTGGTTACTGCTAGAATCGCTTAAATACCCGTTTTAGGTCATCCATCCATATAATAGCCTCTTCTTTACTAGAGAAAGGTTCCGCTGTTTGGTTCTTCCAATACAGCGCGCCAGGTAATGAATGTTTACCACTGCAAGGCAGTAGGCGTTGAACAGCGTACACTTTACGCCCAGCGTCAGGATGCCATTGCTCAACTACCTGGTACATTCCGGCTTTAGGCGGACTATTAACCAGGCAGCGACTTGTGCGCTCCACTTGTGCAATACAGGCTTTCAGGTCGCTGTTCATAGCTCCACCACTGTTTCGGCTAAATCAGGTTCAGGCGTAGCCAGTAGCATCTCATACAGTGACAGATTACGCCCGCCATTAGTTTCAAGTATTGCCATATTGATTTCATCAACTAGGCCTTGTCTCTTTTTGGTATAGAATTCTTTAAACTTGTAATCTTCTTCCGGGATTGAGTTTATTAACTTAGTTATTTCTAATAAATTCATGGTGTCACCTCTTTTATAGCCCTGTAAGGCCGTAGATTGCGTTTTAAAGCGTTTTACTGCTGTACCCTATGATAGCCTACAGGGTACAGTGTAAAGAGCCTCAAACAAGCTCTAATACCTGTATATTGCTGGTCTTAAAGTTCTTAGATCTAGACCCGTGTACTGCTATGACGATACTTGGCGCATTTAA